CTAGATTATATAAAGGTAGAATTAATTCAATTGTAAGCAAAATAACTTCTTTTGCGGATATGATACAATTAACCCATTTAAAATTGCAACAGGTTTTGTCAAGAGTTGTACCAGATGGGGTGTATTTAGATATGGATGGTTTGGCCGAGGTTGATTTAGGTAATGGAACCAATTATAATCCAGCGGAAGCACTAAATATGTATTTCCAAACCGGTAGCATCGTTGGTAGATCATTAACACAAGAGGGTGATTTAAATAGAGGTAAAGTACCAATTCAAGAATTACAGACATCAAATGGTATGTCTAAAATTTCCGCTTTAATCCAAACTTATCAATATTATTTACAAATGATAAGAGATACTACAGGATTAAATGAAGCTGTGGATGGTAGTTCACCTGATAAAAATGCTTTAGTAGGACTACAAAAAATGGCAGCCGCAAATTCAAATGTAGCTGTTAGACACATATTGAAAGCTTTAATGTATATTACAATAAGAAATGCAGAAAATATCGGTCTTAGAGTAAATGATGCTTTGCAATTCCCATTAACAAAAGAAGCTTTGCTAAGCAGTATTAATACTTTCAATGTAAATACATTAGAAGAGATTGCTAAATTAGATATACACAATTTTGGTATATTCTTAGAGCTAGAACCAGATGCTGAAGAGAAAGCAATGCTTGAGCAAAATATTCAAGTTTCATTGCAACAAAATTCTATTAATCTTGAGGATGCTATTGATATTAGAGAAATAAGAAATATTAAGTTAGCTAATCAAGTATTAAAATTAAGAAGAACTAAAAGAGCTGAACAACAACAAGCTGCTCAACTGGCTAATATTCAAGCGCAAGGCCAATCTAATGCACAAGCTTCAGAAGCAGCTGCTTTAGCTGAGGTGCAAAAACAACAAGCATTAGCTGAAACAAAAGTACAAATTGAAAAAGCAAAGTCTGAGTTTGAAATAAATAAAATGGAACAAGAAGCTTTAATTAAAAAACAATTAATGGCTGAAGAGTTCCAATACAAAATGAAGCTTGCTCAAATAGAAGCAGACGCGCAAGCAATGAAAGAAAAACAAATAGAAGATCGTAAAGATCAAAGAGTTAAAATTCAAGGAACTCAACAATCTGAACTTATAGATCAAAGAAAAAATGATCTATTGCCTAAAGATTTTGAATCATCAGGTAATGATAATCTAGGTGGGTTTGGATTAGAGCAATTTGAACCAAGGTAAACTTTTTTATTAATCAATTTTATATTATTATATCATGGCAGAAGTACAAGTAAAACAAGAGGGGGAATTCAAAATGAAGAAACCCACTAAACCGAAAAATTTAGTGCAAGAACAAAAGATCGTAAAAGTTGAATTAAAAGATCAAGCGCCACTAGATAAACCTAAAGAAGAAGTTACCAAAGTGGTAATTCCTAACGAACAAAAAATAGAAGAAAATGCCGTTCAAGAGTCAAGCGCAGAGAAGGTGGATGTATCTAACCAATCCGGAGATGGCAAAGAAGTGGGAGAAAGAAACGCCAAAGGGGAAGACGCTACCCAAGAAAGTCAAAAAGAAGAAGTAGATTCCCCTATAAAATTAGTGGAAGATGAAGAAAATAATTCTGGAACGACGAGAATGGATGGAAGCAATGAAACTACCCCTCCCGTACCGGAACAAAAAGAAGTATTACAGGAAACAAAAGCACCAGAGCTACCCGAAGGAATAGATAAACTAATTAAGTTTATGCAAGAAACAGGTGGTACTGTGCAAGATTATGCAAGATTAAATGCTGATTATTCAAACGTTGATAGCAATACTTTATTAAAAGAATATTACAAACAAACAAAACCTCATTTGGATCAAGAAGACATTGATATTTTATTAGATGATTTCACTTATGATGAAGAAATAGATGAGGATAGAGATATACGCAAAAAGAAAATTGCGTTTAAAGAAGAGGTTGCAAAAGCTAAAAACTTTTTGGAAGAAACAAAGAGTAAGTATTACGAGGAAATTAAATTAAGACCTGGTATTACTCAAGAACAACAAAAAGCTATGGATTTTTTCAATCGCTATAATAATGAAGAGCAAAATAGAAGGTCTATTATAGACAGGTTTGAAAAGACTACTGACAATTATTTTTCCAGCAATTTCGAAGGTTTCGATTTTAATGTAGGATCTAAAAAATTTAAGTATTCTGTAAAAGACCCTGTTTCTGTTGCTGACAGCCAGAAAAATTTATCTAAGTTCGTTGAGACGTTCTTAAACGACAAAGGTGAATTACAAGACCCTGGAGGTTATCACAAGGCCCTCTATGCCGCTAGGAATACTGACCAACTTGTAAATCATTTCTATGAGCAAGGCCGTGCCGATGCTATTAAAGAACAGATTGCTAAAACTAAAAACATTACAACTGAGCCAAGACAAACAGCCGGCGGTGATGTATTTATTAATGGATTAAAGGTCAGGGCTATTAGCGGGGCTGATTCTAGTAGACTAAAAATAAAAACAAAAAAATTTAACTAATTAAAAAAAATTAAAAATGGCAAATGTTTCACCTGCTTTTGGTTCAATTAAACCAAGTCAAAAGCAACAAATACTTAGTGATAACTACCTAAGTTTTACAGATGGTACTAATGACTTCGCTCAACAGTACCTACCCGAAATTTACGAGCAAGAAGTAGAAAGATATGGTAACAGAACTTTATCTGGCTTCTTAAGAATGGTTGGTGCAGAAATGCCCATGACTTCTGATCAAGTTGTATGGTCTGAGCAAAATAGACTACATGTTGCTTATGCTAATGTAACTGTTGCAACTGGTTCTACTTTAACATTCGTATTGAATGCTACTGCTGGAGCTAGCTTTGTTGCAAACGTTATTTCTGCAAATGATACTATTGTTCTTATGGATCCTGCTACAGGAAAAGAACTAAAATGTTTTGTAGAGTCTAGCGTTGATACTTCTCCTACTTTGGCTACTTTAACTGTTAAGCCTTATACTCAAGGAGATCTAATTGCTACTGGTGGTGGTTCTGAAATTGATTTTACAGGACTAACAACTGGTAAGATTTTTGTTTATGGTTCTGAATTTAAGAAAGGAACTGCTGACGGTCGTGAGCGTTCTATCACACCTTCTTTCACTCAATACAACAATTCACCTATCATCATTAAAGATAAGTATGCAATTTCTGGATCAGACGCTGCACAAATCGGATGGGTTGAAGTTGCTACTGAGGATGGTACTTCTGGATTCCTATGGTATCTAAAAGCTGAGTCTGAAACAAGACTACGTTTTGAAGATTATCTAGAAATGGCAGTTGTTGAAGGTGAACTAGTAAGCGGAACTTCTACATTGACTGTAAAAGGTACTGAAGGACTTTTTGCTTCTATTCAATCAAGAGGTAACGTTCTTAATAACTTTACTGGTGGAGCTACAGGACTTACCGAATTTGATAGCATCTTGAAAAACTTAGATACTCAAGGAGCTATTGAAGAGAACATGCTTTTTGTTAATAGAGGACTTGCTCTTGATATTGACGGCATGCTAGCTAATGTTTCTGATGGTGCTCAAGGTGGTACTGCTTATGGATTGTTTGAAAATTCTGAAGAAATGGCATTGAATCTTGGATTTAGTGGTTTCCGCAGAGGATCTTACGATTTTTATAAGACAGATTGGAAATATCTAAATGATGCTTCTACAAGAGGTGCAGTTGCAGTTTCTGGTATTGAAGGAGTTTTGATTCCTGCAGGTACCTCAACTGTTTACGACCAAATTTTGGGAACTAACATCCGTAGACCTTTCTTGCATGTAAGGTATAGAGCTTCTCAGGCTGATGATCGAAGAATGAAATCTTGGATTACTGGTTCTGTTGGAGGTGCTTATACTTCAGCGCTTGATGCTATGGAAGTACACTTCCTATCTGAAAGATGTCTTGTAACTCAAGGTGCAAACAATTTCGTATTGTTCACAGCTTCTGCATAGACTATTATTGTAAGGATAAGGGGTATCGTAGTGGTGCCCCTTACTTTACATTTTTTTATTAACTATTTAATTATATTATATCATGGCTAAACAAGCTACCACAAAAAACACAACTACTGATAACGTTATTGACGTTCCACAAAAAGAAGAGACTATTAATGTTATTCCAGTAAAAAAAGAAGTAAAACCTTCTAAACCCCAATGGGAAATTAAAGATAGAACTTATTTGTTAAAAGGTGCACATCAACCTATAACATATACGATTCAATCTAAACATTCACAAAGATGGCCAATGCTTTGGTTTAATAATGAAACCGGTGAGCAACAAGAGCTTAGGTATGCAACTAATCAAAACTCACCTTTTGTAAGTGAACAAAAAGGAGAAGTAACATTAGGGCATATAATGTTTAAAAATGGTTCATTGTTTGTTTCTAAAGAAAAACAAAATTTACAAAAGTTACTTTCTTTATATCATCCTAAGAAAGGTGTATTATATTATGAATACGATCAAGTAGAAGTTGCTGAAGATGATTTAGAAGACCTTTTAACAGAGGTGGATGCACTGAATGCGGCAATGGGTATGGAAATAGATCAAATGGAAGCTATATTAAGAGTTGAGGTTGGATCTAAGGTAGCAGATCTCACATCTAAGGAGATTAAAAGAGATTTACTATTATTCGCTAAGAAAAATCCTAACTTGTTCTTAAACTTGGCTAATGACGAAAACGTAGAGCTAAGGAATTTTGCAATTAAAGCTAGCGAAGCTAACATTATTTATTTATCATCTGATCAAAGAAGTATACACTGGTCTTCAAATGATAAAAGATTAATGATTGTTCCTTTTGATGAAAATCCATTTTCTGCATTTGCTTCTTACCTTAAAACTGATGAAGGTGTAGAAGTTTATAAATCAATAGAGAAAAAACTATATTAACGTGTAATATTATAGTAGTTAGGCTGCTTTAAAAGTGGCCTAGCTATTATAATTAATAATAAATAAACAATGGCAATAAACGTAAACACTGTATATCAAACAGTTTTATACATATTAAACAAAGAACAAAGAGGTTATATACCTCCAGCTGAGTTTGATAGTTTAGGAACTCAAGTACAGCTTGAAATATTTGAAAAGTATTTTGAAGACTTAAATCAACAATTAAGAGTTCCCCAAACTGATGATACATATGCAAGCCGTGTAGAAAATATTGATGAAAAAATATCTATATTTAAAACATTTGGCAATGCAGTTTACGATAATACGTCAACCCCTGGGCAACAATACTTTACATTGCCTACAACTGATGTCTATGGAACTATCGTTTCATTCTACAGACTAGGAGAAGTAATATATAAAAATACTACAGAAGTACAAAGACTTCAAAGAAATGATTTTTATAATATACAAAAATCAAAACTAACAAAAGCTACAGAAGATTTTCCCGTATATTTATATGAGAATAATAAACTATTTATTCAGCCAGCAACAATAACAAGTAATATAATTGTTGACTACGTTAGAAAGCCCGCTAATGTAAATTGGGAGTTTACCGTTGGTGGATTAGGGCAATATATGTATAATGATGAAACTTCGGTAGATTTTGAACTACATGAATCTGAACAAACAGAAGTTATTTTAAAAATATTGCAATACTCTGGAATAATAATAAGAGATCCGCAGATAGTTCAAGCAGCTGGGCAACAAATTCAAAAAGAAGAAATAAATCAAAAAAGTTAATAAGCTATGGCAACACCCAATGGAGGTTTAATAACCGAAACAAATAGACAATATTACGCTGGGGCACAAAGTTTTATAGCTGATGGTACTCAACTTTCATATACTACTACTTTTGATACTAAGTTAATTTTTGGGGGATATGATCCTTTATCTGTTGGTTATGCACAAAATAACTTTAAAATATACACTAGCACTACAGGCGCTGGAAGTAGTTACATAGAATATATTGCTCCATATACAGTTGTTGACAACGTTATAACATTAGAAACACAATTACCCGCCGGCGATTATCTTGTTGTGCAATTAAAAAGACAAGATGGAGGCGTG